TTAAGGGCACCAGTTGTAGCAGAGGTTGAAGTCGTAGTATCAGTGATACCAACCCCACCAGAAACGACTAAAACATTTGTACCATAATCATCAACGTAAAGATTCGAACCGACACTCAAAGTATGAGAAGCTAGAGCATTTGATATACCCACATTACCAGAAGTAACAAATGCAACAGTATTATTATAAAAAATCATAGAATTAGCTGTAACATTACCTTGTAGTGTAGCACCTTGAAGACTCACATCAGAAATCAGTGTTGATGCAGGTTCTCCAGATTCTACCATTTCTTTTGTGGTGGTATTATACATCATGAGAACGATGGCATCATTTTCATCGTAATTTGGTTCAAAACGAACTGGTGTAATGTATATAGCCCCTCCCTCGGTAGCATCAACCGCGGTATTACTCGCATTTAGAACGATCGTGTTTTCACCCTGGTCTTCTCGGGCATGGCGACCAAACCTAATTTTGGTTGACCTTTCAACGGTCGGTAAGGTCTTGACCATTTATTATAGTCTTGTATTTTAATTTGCGTAAAGTAAACCAGCCATACCATTTTCGACTCTCAAAATATTGTAATTTACTGCATAAATCGGGTCGTTAATGTTCATAGACTCACTCATGATAGTAGCTGACGATACACGACTGAAGTTGAGTGTTCCTGTGGGTTGTAAGCTGGATGTTGAGAGGCAGAAACAATAAAGAAAGAAATCTGGGGAAGTTACGAAGTTTGTGTGATAATAACTCGTGACGTCTATAAAATGTGGTTTACCCCATTTGTAGTTACTTACATCGAGACCGTTAATGTTTAATTTAACTTTGTTTGTGGGAGATGTGAGGGCACCATCTGTTGTTGTATCTGAGGATGCTAAATATTTTACTGGATGATTAAACGTAAGTTCTTGAACTAAAGTACCTGAAGCAATATTTTTTTGGACTTGTGTTATGAGGAGATCATGTTTTCTAGATGCAACCTGACCACGCTCCTCATTGTCAAGGTAATAATAATTCGCGAAACATTCAACGTTATAATTTGAAGCTGCTGTAGCCCAATGGATCCTAATTTCAACATTATGATAGTTTAGGGCTACAAGGGGTAGAGCGCATTGCGGCCCCTCACAGAAAAAGAACCTGAGAGGGTAAAAAAACGAGCGCGCAGAAATACCCGGGTGTGTACCGTTCGCACTCCTAGATACATTTTGTGCAAATGTATCTATGGCAATCTTCTCTGTGAAAATTGCATCTTGTGTGTCAATAACGGAACCACCTATTAAAAGCTCAACTTTATCAATAATGGTGTCCCATCGTTGAATATCGAGGGCTTGGGTTTTGTCATCGAGTGTAAAATACACATAACTGAGAAGATCACCAGATCTCTCAAATTGGATGCTAGACATAGAATTGTTTTTCACCGCTCCGTGGATGGTTTGTTTTTCAACGGATTGTGAAAAATTAGCATGGCGTTTGAATGTTGAACTGAAGAAAGATATTTCAGGATTACCCATGATATATTTATCCTGGGCACCTATAGCAATCAATTGAACAACACCGGCAGACATGGTAATACTAATTTAAGGGGAGAAAAATTACAGGTTGGGTTTTCTACAGACGAAACGAAGGACTAAAAAATTATTTTCAGCTGGGTTTGGTGGTGTTATAAGAACTGCATCTTCATTTCTTATATTTATTGTAAGACGATCAATTCGACGAATGGGGTTTATATATTGCACAGCAATTGGATAATTGTCTCTGAAACTAATTATACCAGTGTCATCTGTAGTTACAAGACTTGCAAAAGAGTTCCTAAGAACACTTAAAGGTGCCTGGGCGTCATAGATGTTAGATGCACGATCATTGAATGTAGAATTCAACTCATCGATAGATATATAACAGTGTTCAGTCGCTGTAGTAGTGTTAATACGGGCAGCAACAAGTCGAGCCTGTACAATATTTTTCAGTGGCTGATTGAGAAAACATGTGAAAGTATTCGCACTATCTTGTCCAAGAGTATCAACAGTGATGGTATGATATTCATAGTTTAGATCTGGGATCATATCAGTTGGCGATGTAATCAGGGCCATTTATTATTAGCTTAGATTAAAGATCCGCCAATTCCATCCGCGATCTCATATCCGGCATGATCACCTACAAGTTTTTGGGCACCACAAAGACCACCTGGGGTAAGACCAACCGAGTAAGGGCTATCCTTCTTGCCTGAACCAGCGGTACACTCAAGGTCGGGCTTGAGGCCGAAGAGAGATTCTTCACTGACAGGTGTAATAGTAATTGGCCTGGGCTGATAATTCGCGGTCTTCACAGTCATAAGAGACAGAACGAAGATGAGGGTCATCAAAACCGCGATGGCCATAAGAGCATTGCGATCACTCTTGTTGAGGTTAAGATTAAACATTTATAATAGACATAGATTTTTTTAAAGTGCGTTAAAGAGATTTTCTTAGTTTCTAAATAGACAGTAGATGGACGAAGAAATCGTACTCGATAGGGGTCAAACGACTGTGATGAAATTAGATGCTGATGAACAGGCCCTGATGGATGAGATTCAAATTTCTGCACCACGACCAAAACCTGTACCTCGACCCACAAGGCCTATGCAAAGACCTCAACAATCTTTTCAGGGTCAGGAGGCTATGGATGCTTTTGTGAATCCCAACAAACAAAGTACCCCAGCTCAGCCTCAACAGGATGAGGAAATTGATTATGGTGAGGATGAACCAATGATGTTCGATGATGATGAAGCCATGGGCCCAGGTCCTAGTGACCAGGGTGAGCAACCCTCGAAGGGGTACACTTCAATTGATGAAGAGAAGTCGGATCTTATTAACAAATTAGCTCGACTTGAGAAGAAGGGGTTTGCAGTTAACAAGAGGTTGAACGCTTACTCGAATGTTGATGAACTCAGATCAGAGGTCAAGAGGATTACATACAGCATAGATGTTGAACAATCAGTTCGCTTCTCTCGTCGTATGTTGGTCGCCTGTGTAACTGGGCTTGAATTTTTGAATAAGAGGTATAACCCATTTGAGATTCAACTTGAGGGTTGGTCTGAGTCTGTTATGGAGAATGTTGATGATTATGATGGTGTATTTGAGGAACTATATGTGAAATACAGATCTAAGGTCAGTGTTGCACCAGAGGTCAAGCTGATTATGATGTTGGGTGGCTCAGCAATGATGTTCCATCTTACAAATAGTATGTTCAAATCGGTGATGCCAAACATGAATGATGTTATGAAGCAGAATCCAGACCTGGTGAAGAATATGATGGCGGCGGTTCAGAACACTACCCGTGACACTAGTGGCCCCGCAGTTGATGCACCTGTGGGTGGTTCAGGGCAGTATGAGATGCAGGGACCCGGACTTGATATTTCAAGCCTGATGGGTGGTATTTCGATGCCTCCCCCACCCCCAATGAATACCTCAATGGGACAAGGACCCTCGGCGCCTCAGCCTGTTGATGAGGATGATGATCTCTCCGATATTATGTCAGTCTCCGGTGATTCCACTGGAGGTGAGGTCAAGGAGGTCAATGTTGGTGCAGGATCTAAACCCAAGAGAACTCGTCGAAAGAAGAAGACCGAAATAAATCTCTAAACTTATATAAATGATAGCGTATTGTCCGCTTGAGGAGCTCGAGCCTCCCGTTCGACAGCAAGAAGTTGTCGCTGAGGCCAAGGCCGAACCTGTAAAGCCCCAGGTCGGCCGCGAAGAAACTGAATTAAATTACGTCATCATGGCTTTCATTGTTGGCGTAGTTGCACTAGCCGTCTCTGATTCCATCAGGGCGTAAATGTTTAATCTACCGCGGGGTACCACCCTCCCTCGTAGTAAATTTAATATGAGAATCCAACCAATAAATCTTGACCACCAGTACTCGGATTGTCAAGAGCTGTAGTTGTATTTAGAGCTCGTTTTGTAATTCTAGAAAGTCCACCGTCAAGTCCAGTGGTGAGTTCAACTGTTAAATCATATGCAAAGTTACGTCCATTATCCTTCTCTGTTGGTTGTATGCTAATTCCCGTTGTACCAACCGATACAGTGGGACTCCATGGATATGAGTTTGTAGCACCCATTATGGTTTGAGGACCTAGGGCTATATCATACATAGAACCCGTGGATCCATCGTGTGTACCACCAGACACCTCGAGAATCATAGTACTTGTGTTGCGTACATCACTTGTTTCACGTAACACCGCTATGATTTTAGCATAAAATGTATTTGGTTTAAACACAAATTGTATATCCTGACCATTACCATTCGCGACTACATTAGAATGACTGTACTTCTTTGTCGCCACCTGGTCAGAGTTTGTGATGATGCCACCATTCACGTGGAGTGTTGTATTCGCGGTCGCACCATCCAAACCAATACCTACCTGATTACCCAAATCTAGAGCACCATCGACAGAGAAATCACCTATGACCTCTACATTACTGTTGAGGAAGGTTGTGTTTCTCAAACCGGTTCTCAATGGGTTGATGTATACATTACCCGTGGTATCCGCATAAATGTTCGCACTCCCAGCCGATGTGGTGAGTTCGATAGTCGCGTTACTTGAGGGACTTTCTACACGAACCATACCATCATAGACATGAAGCTGTTTCTGTGGGTTTAGGGTACCCACACCCACGTTACCCGCGTGTGTAATATGGACACCATCCGTTTCTGTACCGCTATTGGTACCACCAATTACGATACCGGAAAGTGAAGTAGCTGAATCCCTGAAAGCCTTCACATAACCACCGAAATTCTCGGTGGTATGAAGAAGTATTCCAGATTTTTTAGTGAATGTACCCGAACCTGGGTGAGGACTCTCGAGTTTTAGGAGTGTTTGGTCTGTTGTGTTTCCATTGAAAATGTGTACATTCGAGTCTACAGTTGATGTACCTATACCAAGTCTACCAAATTTGTCGAAACGGGCGAATTCCGAATCGTTATTATCATCAATCTGATGAACAAAGGTAAGTACGCGGCGGTCACTACCGTCTTTAATACTTCTAATTTTGTTCACAGAGTCTCCTGAACCTGGGTTAGTAGTAATGAATGCCAAACCAGTCAGTGTGAATGCACCACCACCAGCGAACTCGATATCACCGTTTACTACGAGTTTTGTATTTGAACCACGCCCCACTGCGTCTGAACGTCTACCACCAATAACGACAATACCAGCTTGATTGGTGATACACATTGGTACATCACCCGTAGCGGCATCATCTACAAGATCAGTGAAAGATTCACCAGATGATGTATAGGTTGTAAATACGTGTTCCGCGGCAATGTGTCGAATTCTATCAGGACCACTGGTTGTATCTCCGTCATTACCCTTGAATATTACAAGTTCATTTCTGGTCTGATCCGTATTATAACGTCTTTCTACAAGCCTCGTTGTACCAAACAGGTCACCTTCTAGACCCCCGAACGACACCTCATTACCCACGACTACATTACCCAATACATCTAGGGCACCCCGGGGTGAATCAGTGCCTAAACCTACATTCCCATTGGCACCATCTATGTATAGACCCACAGTTGCAGAATCTTTGTTGTTACTTACATTTTGTGTAATTCTAAAATCGGAGTTTGTCCCAGATACACCTGTTGACCAACCCCTAGGATTAGAGCCCGCATTTGTTTGGATGTAAGAGGTAAATATATTACCTGTAAGTTGACGTGTTTGTGCCGCTAAGATAGCATCACCCGAATCTCCATCAAAGTTATGTACTAATAAACCATTTGTTGTGGGATTGGCTGCACCCGTAGCATGTATTTCTAAATGAGCGGTTGGGATAGTCGTACCAATACCCACTAGACCATCACTTCTAAGTGTTAGTACGTCAACATCAGTTTCGTAATTTGTACTTGCCAAAAATATATCAAGTTGAGAATTAGCTGTACCACTCGAAACCGCTGTGTGTTTACCCATCTTGAACGTTGCTCTCACACCATCACTACTTGTAGTACCACCCTCTCTACAAAGCTCTAAAACCCGCTTAAAATCTGTTGTGTTTGCGATAGTTAACGCATTAGAAACGACGAGTGGAGTTCCAAGATGCTTGTACGTTCCATTGTTGGTGATTTCATCGTTGATAAACACTGTACCCCCAGATGTATGTAATCTACCCTTGGGTGTAGCTGTGCCTACACCAACGTTTGAACTTTCAAGGATGGTTAATTTTGGTGTTCCCATTGTAGCAGTTTTACTCGCATAAATGTTGAGACCCTTACCCTCAGCTACAATATTCTCAATCTTGTTCTCACCTACCAAATGGGATGAATACATACGAGAACTTGTATTTGACGCCGACCCCCAGGTATTACCATAAATAAAACCATCACCTAGAGTCGCGTGAACATTACCCGCGACGGTTAGTTTTTCAGTGGGGTGGGTATTCGATATACCAACCCTCCCCACAGTATCAATACGCACTCTCTCAGTGTTACGTGTTTTCATTTTGATGATTTGGTGTGTGTTTGAAGTACTAGCTCCAATTATTTCGATTGAACTCACATTGGAGGCTGCCGAGCCGGATTTAAGAACAAGTGCATTTGATGTACCTGTTAAACCACCGTACCTATCAGCGTGTATCACAATGTTTGAGAACGAATGTATAGAGTTTGTGACAAGTTCAGTTGTAGCCGTATTACCTAAAACTGTTAAGGCATTTGCTGCTACCATATTTGCAAATACCTTCGCACCCACAGACAATGTATTTGTTGGTGCAAGATTGGCAATACCTGAATGAGATGTACCTGAACCCACAGTTCGAATTGAATTTGATTTAATATTTTCATTGAAAAGAATTGGTGCAGTAGCACTTGGATCGAAAGTTACTAAAGTTCCAATTCTCATACCACCCGAAACTACATTACCTGTCACTGCAACATTTCCGTCAGATACAAACACATTTGGTCCTGTATCATCAAAGTACACATTCGAGCCCACCGACAATGTAAATTTGGTTGATGTATTTGCCACACCCACATTACCATCAGCAAACATCTGTCCGTATACATGAAGATTGACAGTGTTAGATTGATCCACATGAATTACAGTATCACCCGGCGCCATTAGGGTTCGACCAAGAACGTATTCATTATTTGAAAATTGATATCCAAATACAAGATTCGCTACACTCCCATCATTACCCTCAGTCATGAGTAAAGCGTTATCGAATGGCGCATTTTTATTATTTGTGGATGCTTGTTGGATGACACAATTTGCAACAACTAAGTTGATAAGTGTTTGGTAAGTAGCAGACTCAGAAATGAATGCGTTACCATTCACATGGAGATTACCATTTATTGTTAAATGCCCTTGATCAATACACACATTACTATCATAAAAAACAGCTACATTTGAACCCGGGTCAAAATTTTCAGTTGTACCAACACTTAAATAATTATCAACCGATATATTTGTAGTATGTGTATTTCCCACAACCTTCAATACATTTGATCCCATTCTATCAATGATGAGTGTATCATCCACATTAATAATGTTTGAAACTAGAACGTTTGTAGCTGAAACGTTACCTTTTAGAGTTAATAAGTGTTCATTTGAGCGGTCAATAACAAGTTCGTTATTTGGTCCAATCTGAAACTCGTTTGTAGCACTCGGTGCCGCAATACCAATCTTATCATTCACATACAAACGCTCGGTACGAATACCCTTGGTCACGTCAAGAACAATATTCGTTGCTGTATCCTCTACAAAAATATTTGAACCTATAGAAATATTTTTTGTAGGATTTGTATTAGAAATAGCAATTTTTTCTGCTGTAATAACTTCAACGTCGATCTCTTTTGTAATAATACTTTTTACGTCAGTAAGTACATCTTGCTCGACTGGGTCTGCGTCTAGACTGGTTACGAAAACCTGATCGAAACGAGCTGTCCTACCCATCTATACCTTAATTACCGAATAAAATTCCAGCTAAACCATCCTTGATTCTCAGAACATTATAGTTTACTGCGAATATACTTAACTCCTGATTACTTGGTCTAAGATTACCCTTCTCCACACCCCGTAATACAAGTTTGGCATTATCGATACGGCTAAAGTTGCATGTACCTGATGGATTATAGTCAGATGCATTTAGACAGAAGTGATACACGAAGTACCTTGTGTTGAAAAGTACGTTGGTTTCACTGACAAAATCACTCGCACCATACGATGATTTGTAATAATTTTGTACTGTATGAAAATAATTTGGAGACATATGTTCAAGGATTGGGGTCCCATTGATTTGAATATCACCACTTAAAAATGTGAAACGATCGTTCGCAAAATCATCACTTAATGCACCAAAACCAAAAAAGAGGGATTTGACTGGATGATTAAACGATGAAATATCAAATGTATTATCACCACCACCTAAAGCGTTATCAGCCACAGTCTCCAATGGAAGATTTATTTGTTGTGTTTGTGTGATGACAAAGTCGAGACTTCGACCCACGAGAGATTCTCGTTCTTCTTTATCTAGGTAAATATAGTTGCCGTATACATTAATTCGTTTTTGTGCAGCTGTAAGATTTAGAACTGAATCATTATAATACGTGTCATCGAAATTGATTTTGATTTCGACTTGGTGATGTTGTAAGGCTACAAGGGGTAAGAATGCCTTATGATCACAAAAGAAGAAGTGAAGTGGGAGAAATGCTGGATTGGATTTAGAAACTTTGTTATTCAATTCTTGCGTCTTACTCCATGTGTCAGCCATATAATTGTGCCATATATCAGAGTAATAATCAAAATGTTGGGAGTCTATTTTTTGACCCCCTATGTAAAGCTCGATAGTGGAATTGTAAAAAAGATTAGAAGACATGTTTACAGCATCTACACCAACTTTTTCAAACCAAATACCATTAATGATATCACCTAAAACTGGTATAGTAATTGAGTTGTCAGTTTGGGTGACCGATTTAATCAATTTTGGAGCCTGAGAAAAATTTGTATGTCTCGTAAACTTCATACGAAAAAAAGAATGACCTTCTTCACTGGTAAGATACACATCTTGAACTCCTTTAGAGACCAATTGTATTAATGCACCCGACATTTAATAGATGTTTAGATTATAAAAACAGACACTTTCCCTGAGGGAAGGCACTCTTAGGTTCTTCTACATTTTTACCGTGTATGTTAAAACCACCTTGACGGTATATCTTCATTCGTTTATAATACATCGCTGTAAAGACAGACCATGGATCATGAACATCATAGATGTGGGGTTCATTCTTCTTTCCTTTTGTTTCTCTCATAATTCTACCAATACTTTGTGTAATATCAGATTTAGGAGAAGCTAAAATAACTGTATCTAGTGTTGGGATATCTAAACCTTCATGTGCTTGACTAAACGTAGCAAAAATAATCTTTTTCTTGGAAGACTCTTGGAGTTGAGCTTCTTTCATACCACCCATGTATAGACCAGACGTTTTAGGAAAACATTGGTGAAGAAATTCACAATGAAAACGACGATCACTGAGTACTAGAAGCTGACGGGTACCTGCGGATGCTTTTTTTACTAATTCTACTAACATTTTGTTTCTAGCCCTATCTTCAACAAGTTCTGTAATCATATTTGGCATTGAAATTTTACCATTTCGCATAGATGGTGGTGGATTCTTATAGTTTGGGGAATCAAATATGACAGGAAATACCTCAACCTGTCCTTGATTTTTTCGTTCAACTGCAAAAAAAGTGGGTCCCATAAACCAATGAAGAACTTTGGTGAGACCATCTTTCCGTTCTGGAGTTGCGGAGAGTCCAAAGATGTGTCGTGGACAAAGTTTAAACAGACTCTGACTAAATACTTTAGCACAAATGTGATGTGCTTCATCAACAATGACTGTTCCTATACTTTCAAAATCTGAGAAACTGTATTCTTTTAGGGAAAGAGACTGAAGCATAGCGATGACAAAATCACAATTAACCTCCTTTTTATTTTGTTGAACAACCCCTATAGTGGCTCCCGGACAAAACTGTTGAATGCGTTCTCTCCATTGATCAGCGAGAAACTGTTTATGTACGATAATCATTGTGCGATACCCAAGTTTAGAAGCTATGGCCAGGGATACCGTCGTTTTGCCATAGCCGCATGGTAAAGAAAGGACGCCATGCCCTGCTTTAATAGCTGCCCCGAATGCTTCATTTTGGTGTGTAGCATCCCGGAGTTGTCCTGCAAATCGTGTGTTAATTTTAGTTGGTTCTGGTCGCTTATCATGTTTAGGTTCTCCAAGTTTAGAAGTTCCATAGAATCTGGGAACGCAGACTCCATTCTTAGCTGGTTTGAAAACTTTGAAAGGCGGTGGAGGAAATCCAAAGTCTCCATTTACGATGGGTCTTACCGTTAATTCTTTTTTAATTTCTTGAATTGGACCCACATC